ATCTTGGAACGCACCGTGTACCACAGCGGCCAAATCTCCCTGTCCGAGCATGTAGGGCGAGCAGTGGCGGCCCGATCACAAAACAACGTGACATTGTCCAGCATGAAAAGCCCTGGCCCGATCGAACTGGCTCGATGCATGGTGTGGGCGTTGGGTTTGGCAGCGAAACCGCACAGCACAGTAAGAAAACCGGCTTTTGGTGTTTCACGCGCCTAAAACGTGATTTTGTGTTACCGTTTGTGATATGGCGTTTGGCAAAAAGGCAACCAAACCGGCGTTCGCCGCTGCCCCTGTGCGCGCGCAGGCTGGCCGTGCGTCTCAAATTGGCAGCCTGTATTCCTATTCTGTCGGGGCAGGCGTACAGGCTGCCTTAACAATCCCGACTATCTCCAGGGCGCGTGATCTGATCGTTTCCATGGTTGGTGCGCTCATGTTGCGCCAGTACAGCCATGTGAACACACCTGCTGGCGTTGAGCCGGTAGAGCTGCCGCTGGAATCGTGGATGTCACGCCCAGACCCAGAAACCACGCCCGGTTTCACTTACTCGAGGACAGCCAGCGACCTGTTCATGTTTGGGCGTGCGTTTTGGTATGTGAAAACCCGTTACGCCAACGGTTTCCCGGCATCGTTCCAATGGTTACCGGCCGCCAACGTCACTACCACCGATCAGGCTGGCCCGTTCTGGTTCGGCCCATCCAAAGAGATCTATTTTAACGGCCAGTATTTGGAGCATGAGAACGTAATACAGTTTCTGTCACCTATCGACGGGATCTTGGCCACAGGGCAGCGAGCGATCGACATCGCTTTACGGTTGGATCAGGCGGCCCGACGCTTTGCCACTAACGAGATTGCAGCAGGCTATCTGCGGCAGGTTGGCGGCGAACCAATGAGCGGTGAGGAGCTGGGCGACCTTGCAGCCGCATGGTCACAGGCACGCCAAACGAACGCCATCGGTGCTCTCAACGAACATGTCACTTTTGTAGAGTTCAGCAGCGACCCCAGCAAACTGCAGTTGCAGGAAGGCCGGCAACACGCAGCACTTGAGCTGTCTCGTGTCGCAAACATTCCGGCGTATCTGGTCGGCATTCCCACTGGTGGCATGACCTATCAAAACGCACAGCAAGCACGCCAAGATCTTTACCTGTTCGGCGCTAAACCGTACATTCAGTGCATTGAACAGACACTGTCTATGCCTAACGTGTTGCAACGGGGCCGTCACGTCGAGTTTGACGTTGACACGTATCTGAGCTCTTGGCAAGTTGAAGAAACACAACAAACGGAGGTACCCGTCAATGATCAGGTTTAGCGCACCCGTGCTGGCTGAAGCCAGCGAAGGCCGCAGAGAGATTTACGGCATCGCCGCCCCCTACGGCGTTGAAGCTGTGGTGTCTGACGGCAGCCGTGTCATGTTCGAGCAGGGATCGTTACCTGAGGACGGCCCAGCACCCAAACTGATAGAATCCCACGACCTAGGCCAGATCCGTGGGCTAGTCATTGAGCGACGCAACACAGACAGCGGTATGGAGTTCACCGCCAAAATTGCTGCCACCGTCGCCGGCAACGACGCCCTCGAGCTGGTCAAGATGGGTGCCATCGACAGTGTGTCTGTTGGTGTGACCCCCACCAAATGGAAAATGCAAGGCGACCTGATGGTTATTCAGGCCGCAGACTGGCAGGAACTGTCACTTGTAGCTATTCCAGCGTTTTCCGGTGCCACCATTACTAAAGTGGCGGCGCAGGCAACCCCCGACGACCAACCAGAACCCGAAACAGTCCCCGAGGAGGAGACAGACATGAATGAGACCCCAGAGGTTGTCGAGGCTTCCGCCCCGGTGACAGTTCCAACCACCCCCATCTACGCAACGATCCGTAAGCCACGGTTGCCATCACCCGGCGAGTACATCGCCGCGATGCGTCGCGGTGGCTCAGAGTTCGCGCAGCTCAACGCCAACATTTCCGCAGAAATCAAAGCGGCTACTGGCGATGTGCTTGTGTCTGACGCAGCCGGAGTGATCCCCACCCCGATCCTGCCCCCCGTATATGACGCCATCAACCCTTTGCGCCCCATCGTTACCGCATTGGGTGCCAGGGCGATGCCTGAGGCCGGTGCCACGTTTATCCGTCCGTTTGTCAAGGTCCGCTCGAGCGTGGGCGTACAAGCCAACGAACTGGGAGCATTATCTACCGCTGATTTTGAGGTGGACGACAAAGTAGTTACCAAAAAGACGTTTGGCGGCAAACTGATCCTGTCCGAGCAGGTCATCGACTGGTCTAGCCCATCAATGCTTGACCAAGCGATCATCGACATGGCCAGTCAGTACGCCCTTGCCACAGAAAAAGAAGTGGTTGACACGTTGGCTGCGAACATCACCAACGCTCAAGAGATCATCACCGATTGACTGACGGCGAAGAAATCATTGAAAAGCTGTACGAGGCAGCAGCGTCGATTAGCGCCACAGGCAACTATCTGCCAAACGCAGCAGTTGTAGCCCCAGCAGTGTGGGCCAAGTTGGGTGCAGCCCTTGACGGCCAAGGCCGCCCACTGTTCCCCCTGGCTGGCCCAGTGAACAGTGCAGGCCAGCTGCCACAAGGCACCACCGGCTGGAACGGCAACATTTTGGGTTTGACACTGGTTGTGTCAAATCAGGTTGGCACCCAGGACGTTGGCAACAAGGAGGCCAACGAGTACGTCTGGTTGTTGAACACTCGAGGTGTTGAGGTGTACGAGTCCTTCAAGGGCTTTATCCGTGACGAGTCAGTGGGCACGTTGGGTGTCACCATTGCTGTCCGCGGCTACTTTGCGGCATCCATTATGGATCTCAACATGATCCGTATCCTTGGCCCAGACGCCACCTTTACCTGATCCCCCCTAAGGCTTGAGGCCCTCCACTATGACGTACAAGATTGTTAGCGCCGCGGTTCTGTCCACCGTTGCTTCTCTTGTGCTGTCCACAGTGGAGGGCCTCGAGGTTGGCGTGTGCATCAGGGTGTACAAGACAGGCGAACCACGGTTAGACAAGCGTCACAACATCACCACGGTAAACGAAGAAACCAAAACGATTACGTTTACTGTGGAGGGTCCCAACATCACGCTGTTTAACCCACCCAACGCCAGTGTTGTGCCCCTGACAACATGGGCCGATGACGCAGACGTAGAACTGTTTCTAGGCTTACCCACAGCCGGCACAGACAGCGACTATCTGGCAGCTGTCACCGAGGCAGGTAATGACTGGGCGTACAGGCGACGCGAAGCCGCAGGTTACGATGACAGCCGCTGTCTAATCCCTTCACCCAGCGTTAAAGAAGGAACCGTGCTCTACTGCGCGGCCCTGTACAGGGAACGTGGCAGTTTAGACAGTTTCCAAAGCTTCCAAGACATCCCGATTGCTGGGCCTATTGGCAGCATGGGCCAAATAATGCGGCTACTGGGGATTAACCGGCCGGCGGTCGGCTGATGTCCATTTTTGCTGACAGCATCGCTGACCTAGCAACCAAACTGGCGGCCCTTAATCTTGACGTCGTTACAGACCCTCGAGCAGCACGACCGTTTAGCGTGTTTATCGAGCTGCCCACGTTCGACGCTTTTAACGCCAAAATTGCTGACACAACCGTTGTAGTTCGTGCTTTAGCTAGTCCGCCTGGCAACGCTAACGCCGCCGCTTGGCTACTAGAAACGATCGACACGATTATGGACGCCAATCTTGCTGTTGTGTCGGGCCGGCCCACAGCGGCCCTGATTGGTGAGCAATCCATTCCGGCGTATGACCTGACAATTAGACTGGCCGCCAGACGGCTAACCCCTGAACCTGAGGAGTAATAAAAATGGCAACAACTACTTATCTGACCAACCCTGTTGTGTCGATTACGCCTCCAGCAGGCGCAGCGACTGACATGACCGACCAATGCACCAGCGCCGCCATTATCAATTTGTTTGAATCGCAAGACGTCACAGCGTTTGGCGATGGCAGCAGAAAGTACGTGGCCGGCCTTGGAAACCCTGAAGTGACGTTGACACTGTTTGTGTCTTACGGCGCAGCAGAGGTAGAAGCAACCTTGGCCGCTTGTGTCGGCAAAACGTCCACGCTTGTGATCGGCACTAAGTCTGGCGGAGCGGCAGCTGATAACCCGATTTACACGCTGACCGGCGGCTACCTCGAGAGCTTTGAGCCAATCACTGGCAGCGTGGGCGAAATGTCCACAGTGGACGTCACGTTTACCGGCGGAGTTCTTACACGCGCAATTACCTGATTCGAAAGGCCCCGACATGAACATAACAATGCAAGTTGACACCGGCAGCGGCCCCAGAGAGCTACAAACCACGATGTGGGCGGTAGTGCAATGGGAACGCAAGTTTAAAGTTAAAGCGTCAGACATGGCCAAAGGCATGGGCATGGAAGATCTTGTGTACCTGGCTTACTGCTCCGAGCAGGCCGCCGGCAACCCGACACCAGCAGTGTTCGACGATTACGTAAAAAAGATCAAAAGCATTGATGTCATAGGCAGCGGTGACGAAACCCCTACCCAAGGGGCACCTACCGACGAGAGCTAGCAAACCTGCTAGTTGCTACAGGTTGGTGGCCCCCACAGGTAGAGTTCGATACCCGTGACCTACGCACCACTGCGGCCGTGATGAAAGAACAAAACAAACGGAGATAGCTCATGGAAGTCACAATGGAAGTCACAGGGGTTGCCGAAGCCCTAAAAGTGCTTGCCAAAGCTGACCCAGAACTACGCAAAGCCGTTATTAAAGACATGAAAGCCGCAGCCCAGCCGCTCGAGGCCGCAGCCAGGGCGCTCATACCTGCCCGACCGCTACGCAACTGGTACAACTGGCCTCGAGGCGAAGGCGACTGGAACCAAACCAGAGCGCAAAAAGGCATAAAAGTTGCGGTACGCACAGGCAAAGTTAAAGGCAAAAGCGGCGACCATTTCCCGCTGCTGTCATTACGGCAAACCGACGCGCAAGGCGCCATCTACGAAATAGCCGGCCGCACCTACCCCAGCAAACGTGCTGAAGGCGAAGCACGCGGCGACAACATGGTTAACAAACTGAACACGTTCGGCCAAGCCTCTCGGACATTGTGGCCCACAGTTGAACGTGGGATGCCAGGCGTCGAAGCTGCACTGTTAGCCGCCATCGACAGGATGGGCGACACAATCCAAAAAGAGATCTTAAGGAGGGCCTGACATGGCAATAACCGTTCCGGTCATCTCCCAGTTCAACAGCAAAGGCATAGACCACGCTAAAAAAGAGTTTGCCAAACTCGAGGGCGCCGGCGCCAAAAGTGCTTTTGCTCTTAAAAAAGCGTTTCTGCCTGCTGTGGCCGCTGTCGGTGCGCTTGGCGCTGTGCTGGTGTCTGGCACCAAAGCCGCCATGGAAGATCAGGTGTCATCTGAGCGGCTCGCTGGGCAGCTGCGCCGCACCACCGGCGCCACCGAAGATCAGGTTAAAGCGGTCGAGGATTACATAGCGAAAACAGAACTGGCGTCAGTCACAGTTGACACAGAGCTGCGGCCGGCGTTCGGCAAACTGGTTACCGCTACCAAAGATGTCGAGGAAGCTCAAAAGCTTATGACGATGGCGTTGGACATCAGCGCCGCTACAGGGAAGCCCCTCGAGTCTGTTACCGATGCGCTGAGCAAGGCGTACGGGGGCAACACGAAAGCATTGCAGCAGCTTGACCCAAGCCTAAGGGACGTAATTAGAGAGGGCGCCACGTTTGACGAACTAGGCGCAAGCCTTACAACCACGTTCGGCGGGGCATCAGATGAGTTTGCAAACACAGCCGAGGGCAGCCTAAAACGGTTCGGCTTGCAAATGGACAACGCCAAGGAGTCGATAGGCGCCGCAGTTTTGCCAATAGCCGAACAGCTCATACCGCTACTGATCCAGTTAGCAGATTTCTTGGCAAACAACACCCAACTGTTGCTAATCATCGGCGGCGTCATCGGCGGCGTAGCCGTCGCCATCATCGCCCTAAACACAGCAATGAAAGTGTTTGTCGCCATCAAGAAAGCCGCAGCGATCGTGCAAGGCATCTTTAACGCTGTCATGGCCGCCAACCCGATCGGCCTAGTCATCCTCGCTGTCATCGCCTTAATAGCAATCTTCGTAGCCCTCGAGGTGCGTTTTGGGTTCGTCACAAAGGCAATGGAGTTTCTCAGCGGCGTATTTGTGAAAGCCAAAGACACGGTGCTAAGCGCGTGGGACAAAGTGCTTGGATTCTTTAAACGCATCCCGAGCATGTTCACTCAAGTTGGCCGCACACTTGTAAACGCCATCACAGCTCCCTACCGCACAGCTTTCGCAATGATTGGCAAACTGTGGAACAACACGCTAGGCAAAATCAGTTTTGAGATCCCGAAGTGGGTGCCAGGCATCGGCGGCAAAGGCTTCAGTTTCCCATCGTTCCCCAGCATCCCAGCGTTGGCCGACGGTGGCATCGTCTCGAGGCCCACACTTGCTCTGATCGGTGAGGCCGGCCCCGAAGCGGTTGTGCCACTTGGCAGAGGCGGCGGCATGGGCAACATCACAGTAAACGTGGCCGGCAGCGTCATATCTGAGGGCGATCTGATCGAGCAGGTACGCATCGGCCTAGTTGAGGCCCAACGGTCTGGCAGGCGGCTAGTCGCATGAGCGCACCCAGCGCCGTAGTCGAGGTCATCTTCGGGACCTCAGTGGCGTATGGCGCACAGTTTGTGTTGGGCGATCCGCTCGAGGGCATACTTGGCACCAACGTGTTGGGCGAGTTCAACCGTGTCGACATCAGCAACAAAGTGTTTCAAATATCGGTCGATCGTGGCCGAGACGACATCTTTAACGCATACCAAGACGGCAGGGCCGTTGTTGTGTTCCGTGACGACACAGGCGATTGGAACCCACAAAACCCGAGCAGCCCCCTGTTTGGCGAAATCCTCCCGTTCCGTCAAATGCGGATCAGCGCCAACTATGACGGCACAACAACCCGAGTGTTTACCGGCTGGGTGCAATCTTTCTCATGGCGTTGGCAGCCTGGCCTAGATTTTGCGACCGTTACTCTGTCCTGTGAAGATTCGTTTAGGTTGCTTAATCTTGCAGAGGTCAGCACTATCGCCGGCTCAGCAGCCGGTGACCTGACATCTGAGCGCATAACCCAGATTTTGGACGCCGTAGATTGGCCCGTGCCGCTTCGAAACATAGGGTCCGGCACCCTGACAGTGCAAGATGACACAGGGGACGTTAGAACCGCACTGGCCGCCTTACAACAAGCCGAGCAAGCAGAGCTAGGCGCTTTCTACGTCGACCAGCTGGGCCGGCTCACGTTTGAAGGTCAAACCGCCCTGGCTGATCGTGCGACCGGCACA